GAATATGTGAGGGTAATGTAATGGATTTATTTGGGTTTGAGATCCGTAAGAAGGGTCAGACAACTAAACAAGAAGACGAAAACTTACAAACGTTCGCACCAAAGCAAGAAGATGATGGTGCTCTCGTCGTTGCATCTGGTGGAGCTTACGGAACATATGTTGACCTAGAAGGTGCAGCAAGAACCGAAGCAGAGTTGGTTACCAAATATAGAGACATGATGCAGCACCCAGAAGTTGATGCTGCTGTTGATGATATTGTTAATGAAGCAATTGTGATTGAGAAGGGCACTAAGCCCGTTGAAATTGATCTAGGCGAGGTTAAACTTTCAGCTAACATCAAGAAGATGATTACTGAAGAGTTTGCCACCATTTTAGATTTGCTTAAATTCAATACACAGAGTTATGATTTATTCAAGTTGTGGTACGTAGACGGTAGAATCTATTTCCATGCTGTTATTGATGAATCAGATCCCAGAGCAGGGATCAAAGAATTAAGAAACATTGACCCACGCAAGATGCGTAAGGTCAGAGAAGTTAAAAAGAAAAAAGATCCGACTTCAAAAGCGGATATAACAAAAACCCAGAACGAATACTTTATCTACAACGATAAAGGGTTCTCAGCATTAAACAACTCTTTATCTCAAACAGCTGGTGCTACTGGTTTAAAGATTGCAAAAGATTCAATTATCCATTGCACATCTGGTTTAATGGATACAAACTCAACACTCGTCCTTTCCTATTTGCACAAAGCAATTAAGCCTCTTAATCAATTAAGAGCTTTGGAAGATGCTGTTGTGATCTATAGAATTTCAAGAGCTCCAGAACGTAGAATCTTTTACATCGATGTTGGTAACCTTCCAAAGATGAAGGCAGAACAATATCTTCGTGATATGATGGTTCGTCATAAGAATAAGCTGGTGTACGATTCAGCCACAGGTGAGATCAGAGACGATCGTAAGTTCATGACTATGCTTGAAGATTACTGGTTGCCTCGTAGAGAAGGTAACAGAGGAACTGAGATCACTACATTGCCAGCAGGTCAAAACTTGGGTGAGATGCAAGACGTAGAATACTTCCAAAAGAAGTTATACAGATCTTTGATTGTTCCTGAGACAAGACTGAGCGATGAAAACAATTTTAACTTAGGTAACAATGGTGAGATTTCAAGAGATGAGATCAAGTTTTCTAAGTTTGTTGATCGTTTAAGAACAAGATTTAATCAGCTGTTCATTAAAGCTTTGGAGAAGCAATGTGTTCTCAAAGGTATTATGACTACTGATGAGTGGAAAGAAGTTGCGACAGCTATCACTTTCCAGTACGCAAGAGACAATTACTTTGCTGAGCAAAAGAACAATCAAATCCTTATGGGTAGAGCTAACTTGTTGATGCAAATGCAACCAACTATTGGTAAATACTATTCTCATACATGGGTAAGAGAAAACATCCTCATGCAAACCGAAGAGGATATCGAAGAGATGGATGAACAGATTGCTGAAGAGCAGTCGATGGAACAATACCAACCAGCTGACGAACAAGCTGGCGGACCTCCTCAAGGTGGCTCACCTTTCGGTGGTGGTTCTAGTGATCAAAACCCCAGTGAACAAACTTGATAAATAATTGGAGATTAATATGCCTGACTATTCTGTAGATATGATAAATTTCGTAGTGGATCAAAAACCTAATGAGTTTGTTAACTCGTTCAATGCACAAATGCAGCAAAAGGTGACTGATATCGTTAATGGTTATAAAGCAGAGTTAGCTAAAGGTTATTTGGCTCCTAAAGAGCCTAAAGAAGAACAACAAGAAACCGAGGTTACATCAGATGAAGACTCTGAAACAAATACTTGAAGTATACGCACCTGATACTAAGGATGGTAAAGCCTTTATTCAGAAGCATGCTATCGTAAAGACGACCGATGCAAACAAGAACGGTGACGATGTATTCCAAGCCACCAATGTTAAAAAAGCAGACCGTAAAAAAGAACGTCATGGCCATGAGCCTGGTGAAGACGAAAAGGTTTACGAAGCTGTGAAGATGTTTGCTGATTTCATCCAAGAAGGTGAGAAAGCTGATCAAGTAGTTTCTTCTGACTATAAAGAGATCGTTTTGTCAAACGGCAAGACAATGAAGATCCCTGCTAAGAGAGCAGAGATGAAAAAGGAAGATACTGAAATCACAGAGATGGAAAAGTCAATGGCTTATGCTATTGGTACTAAGTCTGCAATGAAAACAACAGGCGACGAACCTCCTCTTGAAAAGTCTACAATTACTAAAGCTCATAAGATTGCTAAGTCTATCCTTAAGAAGGAAGACTACAATGCTGAAGACTTTAAATCTTTCATCAAGGAACATGCAGAACAAATGACTGATGAAGAATTAGATTTGATCGAACAGATTTATAACGATCTTGACGAAGAAGAAGCACAAACATTTGTATCAGTTGTTGAAGCTGGTGAGCTCGATTCCTTCTTAGAAGAACTTAACAAGGCATTGGAAGAATAATGGCAGACGTATTGAAAGTGTTATCCACAGAGATTTCACTATCAAATTCCGTAGCTAATTCTGTTAGCTCAGCATCTTTAGTGAGATTGGTTAATACGCATCCAACAACCTCCGAGGTTGTTCAGTTGTGTCATGCTAACGGTGATGTTAAAGCTACTACAACTGTTGGCCATACAATAACTGATAGCGCCAGGTTGATACTAGTTAAACAGCCTACGGAAGTTCTTAAGACAACAGGACTCGCTACTGTTAAAGCAACATCGATTGCATACATTTAAAGAGGAAGACATGGCTGATCCGGTTAAAATTTTATCTACAGAAATACCAATTGTTAATACAGCATCTAACAATGTTAGCCTTGCTTCATTGGTTCGTATTATAAATTTGGATGACGCAAATAATGCAGTAATTCAGGTTGCATATAGCAATGGATCAGTCAAAGGTACTTTTACACTTGGCCACCATGGTACCGATTTCAGTCAGGAATTTGTTGTTAAGCTTCCTACAGATACTATTCAAGTACTAGGTGCTTTCACTGCTCCAGCCAATGCTATTAGAGCTACATCAGTAGCCTACCTCTAAGGACTATCATGAAGTTAATTACAGAACTAAACGAAGACGTAAAATGTATCGTTGAAGAAAAAGAAGGCCAGAAGAAATTCTTTATTACTGGTCCTTTCATTCAGACAGAACAACAAAATAGAAACGGTCGTATCTACGGCCGTGGTATCATGGAGAAGGAAGTTAAGCGTTATAACGAGCAGTACGTTAGTACAAACCGTGCGCTTGGCGAGTTAGGCCACCCAGATGGTCCTTCCATTAACCTTCATAGAGTCTCTCATAAGATTGTTAGCTTGCAACAAGAAGGTAACGATTTTATTGGTAAGGCAGAAATTCTTGGAACACCAATGGGTGTCATTGCAAGAAACTTGTTGGAGAGTGGTGTTCGTCTTGGTGTCTCTACTCGAGGCATGGGTTCTGTATCTCAGAAAAACGGTATTACATACGTTCAGGATGACTTCCATTTAGCAACTGCTGCTGACATTGTTGCAGATCCCTCCGCTCCCGACGCCTTCGTGCAAGGTATCATGGAAGGTGTTGAGTGGGTGTGGGATAACGGTATCCTTAAACAGCAACAAATTGAGAGATATAAAGAAGAGGTAGACAGCAGAGTCGGTAAGAGAGATTACGAAGAAACTGCTATCAAAGTTTTCGAACACTTCCTCGGTTCTTTAAGAAATAAATAATATTATAAATAAATTAAATAGTTTAAGGAGAAACTAAATGGCTAAAGGAAAATCATTCGGAGACATTGTTAAATCAGTGCTATCCGAACAGACAATCGAAGAGACAATGGAAGTTGGCGGTGGTGCTACTGGTGGCGCCAAAGTGGCTGATCCCAATGGTGGTCAAGCTCCTGCTCGCAAAGGCGATAAGCGCAATAGCGATTCAATGGAGAAGGGTCAGAACCCTGATGGTACACCTATTGAGGACACAGACTCAAACAACAACACAAAA